GTTGCGGACATGTTGTTGTACTAGATTACTTTGGGAGTAGAGAAGTTCTTGTAAGATTCCTTCAAACGGGGTATGAGACAACTATTGAACTGTCACAACTTTTAAAAGGTTCGGTAAAAGATAGAATGCTCCCAGATGTTTGTGGTGTTGGTGTGGTTGGAGATGCAAACACAAGATTAAACGGCAAATACACCAAAGAGTATTATATTTGGAAAGGTATGCTAGAACGCTGTTACAAAATGGATTTACCGTCCTATAAAGATTGCACTGTATCTGACAACTTTAAATACTTCCCTTATTTCAAGGAATGGTGTCAGGAACAAATAGGTTTTAATCAAGATGGTTGGCATTTAGATAAAGACATACTATTTAAAGGGAATAAATTATATTCTGAGTATAACTGTGTATTTGTACCAAGAGAAATCAATAACTTGTTGTTGAAACCGAGCACAAGCAAAGAATCAGCTCCAGTAGGAATATCTTATCACAAAAAAAATAAGCAATATCAAAGCAATATAGGTATGTTCGGAAAAACATTTTATTTAGGTTCATTTAAGACGAAAAATGAGGCATTCTTTGTATACAAAGAAGCTAAGGAAGCTTACATTAAGGAGTTAGCCACTAAGTGGAGAAGTCAAATAGACTTGAGGGCTTACAACGCCTTGATGAGTTACCAAGTTGAAATTACGGATTAGGTATAAATATGAGCTATTTTAAATCGGTTAAGAAATTGGAGAAAGCATTTGTGAATGACGTAGTGAATAAAGAAACAGTTGAAGATATTAAGTTGTACCCTTTTGTTGAAAACTTACAAAGAGGAATCACCAAAGAGACTTGTATGAAGTTTGGTGTACGTGCTGCTCTTAGTGAAAAAGACGGTAAAACACCAACAGCATACTACTTCCCATCATATAACCAAAAAGGTGAGATTATTGGTTATACAAAGCAGGATGTTACTAAGAACAAAGACGAGAAATGGCACTGGTCAGCAGTTGGTACTGTTGCTATTGGAAACAAATTGTTTGGTCAGAATGTAGCAGAACAAGTTAATCGTAAACATACAAACTTTACAGTTACAGAGGGACAATGGGATTGCTTGTCTGTATTCCAAGCACAGTGCGACAGCGTTAAAGGTACAAAGTATGAAGGACACCAACCTTTTGTTGTATCAATTCCATTAGGAACAAAGAACTCTGTTGAGAGTATGTTACACAACAAAGACTTCGTAAAAAGCTTCCAAAGCATGACAATCTTTTTTGATGATGATGAAGCTACACCACTTGAATTAAAGAAAGGTGTAATGAAAGGTAAAGAGGCTCGTGAAGCAGTTGCAGCAGCATTTATCGGTGGTATTGAATTATGGTCTGTTCAACCGACAAACGGTAAGAAAGACGCTTCGGATTACATGCAAGCTGGATTATCAGGTGAACTTGCTAAATTAGTTCAGTTTGGTCGAAAACCTCTTGTAACAGAGAAGATTGTAAAGGCAAATGTATTATCCCTAGAGGATATTATCAAAAAACGTGAAGAAGGTATTTATATCAACGCTTTCCCAAATCTAATGGAGAAGATACATGGTTTTAGAAAGCGTGAGTTGGTGTTACTGACAGCACCAAGCGGTACTGGTAAGAGTACGCTAACATCAATTTTTGCAGATGCTTTCGTAGATCACGGTGAAAAGGTTGGTATGATCTTTTTAGAAGAAGAGATCAAAGATACGGTGCAACGCTTAATAGCTTCAAGACTAAAAGTTAGTTACATTAAATTTAAATCTGACCCACTTTCTTGTGCTTCACAAGAACAGATACAAGAAGCTTACGAATACATCGTAAACCAAGATCGTGTTGTTCTTCTTGATCACTTTGGGAGTTTACCTGTAAGCGAGTTGATGGCAAAGATTAAACACATGCACTTTGTAGAGGGTTGCTCTTACATCCTATTAGATCACCTCAGTATGGTGATTAGTGGAAGCCAAGTTGCTGATGAGCGCAAGGAATTAGACATGGTTATGACAGAGCTTGCTGCATTTTGTGCTGCTAATGATGTGTGTATCATTGCTGTATCCCACATAAATCGTACAGGCGCAGACCAGTTCAAACCTCCAAAAGGTAAAGAAAACGAATCTTATTGGGTTCGTATTACTAAGGAAATGCTACGAGGCAGTGCTGCTTTAGAACAACTATCTTGGACTATCTTAGGGCTTGAGCCTGAGATTCTACCTGACCGTTCAAGAGGTAATGTAAGATTAACAGTGTTGAAGAACAGAACTTGGGGTTTCTTAGGAGAAGCTGATGAGTTCTCTATTGACCAAAACACATGGGAGGTTGTTTTAGCAGATAAACCAAAACAACCTATTCAAATACAACAAGGCAAGGAATCTGTGACAATCAAGCCTAAGTGCTTAGATGATGACCCTGAACTTGGTTTTTAATTTATATAAGAGAGCTTGACAGCGCTCTTTTTTATTCATAGAATGCAAGTAACTTAAAGGAGTTGTTATGAAAGATTTAAATAAAGAATACAAGATTTATGCAGCAGATGTAGAAGCAACAGGTTTACTGCATCACTTAGTTGAGCAAGGCGATAAAGCAAAACTACACAACCTTTGTGTAATGGATATTGTTGACTGTAACATGAAAACAATGCATACAGACACACGACAAGAACGTGAAGCGATTCAAAAAGTTTTAAACGAAAAGATCATTCTAATTATGCACAGTGGTATTTGTTATGATAAGAATGCACTTAAACATTTTGGATACAATTTAGATAACGTATTGTTTGTAGACACCCTAGCTTTGTCTTGGTATTTAGATTTGAACCGTGATAAACACGGTTTAGAAAGCTATGGTGAAGAGTTTGGCATTAAAAAACCTGAAGTTAAAGATTGGGAGAATCTAACTCAATTGGATTATGACCATCGTGTACAAGAGGACGTAAAGATTCAGTATCGGACATACAAGAAACTAAAAGGTATGTTTGAAGAACTTTATGGTGAAATGACCGACTATGAGTTTTGTACGCACAAAGTTGTTAAGTATTTAAACTTCAAGATGGAACAACTTGAGGAACAACAAAATACAAAGTTCAAGGTGGACGTACCTCATGCTAAAAAGGTTATTGAAGAACTTGAACAAGAGATTGAACACAAAACAGAACAACTTAAAGCCTCTATGCCTAAAGTTCCTGAGTACACTAAGCACACACGTCCTGCTAAACCTTTTAAGAAAGATGGTACGCTATCTGCAACAGGTGAAAAGTGGAAATCTTTATGTGAAGAAGCTGAAGTAGCTTTTGACTATGAAGGAGAAATCAAGAAGGTTAAGCAATACAATGAACCCAATCCTGCTTCTAGTAATCAAGTTAAAGATTGGTTGTTTTCTTTAGGTTGGATTCCTGAAACATTTAAATATGTTAAAGATGCTCTAGGTAATGAACGTACTATCCCACAAGTATATGTTCAAGGTAGTGGTGGGCAAGTGTGCCCATCTATCGAGAAACTCGCTGAAGAACATGAAGAGCTACAGCACTTAGTTGGTTTAGGTGTTCTATCCCACCGTAAAGGTTGTGTTAAAGGATTCTTAGATAGTTTAGTATTTGGTGAGTATGTAGAAGCAAGTGCTAACGGTTTTACAAACACCTTACGTTTGAAACACCGTAAACCTTGTGTTAACTTACCATCATCTCGTGTAGTGTATGGAGAAGCTGTACGATCTTGTCTAGTTGCTCGTGACGGTATGTTATTGGGTGGAGCAGATTTAAGCTCTTTAGAGAACCGTATTAAATTCAACTTACAATTACCTTATGATCGTGAGTATGTGCTATCTCAGATGTCTTCTGACTTTGACCCGCACCTAGAAATTGCTCAAGAAGGCGGTCTGCTAGAACAGCATGAAGTTTGGTTTTATAAAATAGTGAAAGAATCTTTTCCACGAGAGAATTACCCAAAAGATTATAAGCTTGATGCAATGTTATCTTTACCAGAAGATGGTAAAAAGAAACATATTAAACGTATTTCTGAAATTCGTGGTAAAGGTAAGGGAACTAACTACAGTTGCCAATACGGTGCTGGTGCTGCAACAGTTGCAAGGACTGCTGGTGTACCATTAAGTGTTGGAAAAGCTTTGGTTAAGGCTTATAAAAAGGTAAACTGGAGTATTGAGAAGATTGCTCAATCTCAAACAATCAAGAAAGTGTCTCACGGAACTTATCAACTTAATCCGTTCAATGGAATGTGGTATCACCTAAAGACTGATAAAGATCGTTTTAGTACGTTAGTTCAAGGTACGGGAGCTTATGTGTTAGATTTGTGGTTAGGTTTCCAGTTTAATCTGCGAAATAAGCCTGAATACGGTTTTGATGGGAGTGGTGTGAAACTCTTAGCAAGTTTTCATGATGAGCAAGTTGTTGAATTTAAAGAGGTTTTCAAAGACAAGGTTGAAGTGTTAATGAAAGATTCTTTAAGTAAAGTAAATGAAAGATTTAAACTAGAAATACCGTTTGACTGTGATGTACAGTTTGGTGTAACTTATGCAGACATTCACTAAAGGAGAAACAAGATGGAAATTATTAAGCGTGTAACAGATAATCGTAAACGTACTTGGGAATGTTTTGTTGATCATTGTTACTATGATATGTATTGTGTGAGAGTTGAAGGAGACCGTAATTTTAATTCACAGTTATCCTTTCATTTTTGTACTGTAAACGAAGCTTTTGATTTTATGAATTTAATTAAAGAATCTCACTAAGGAGCAACAAACATGAACGATTCATTATTTGAACTTACAGTAGAAAAGAATCACCTTTGCATCATCATAAAGGCACTAAGTAATTATATGTGCGAACAATACGAAGGAATTGATGCAGAAGTTGTTGATATTCCTAAAACAATGGAGAATATTAAGATTGCAGCAGATATACAATTAGTATTAAAACATCATCTTGGGGGTGTACAGCACACTCCTAAACAAACAGCAGAGACAACAGGGTTGGTTTGGATTCGGGATGTCGATGTTGAGGATATGTTCTCACAGCATAACGATGAAAACTTGCAGTACACAAACGAAGTTTTACAACAAGCTTGGAACAATGTTAAAGAACGTCATAAAGGCACTTTACAACGAATGTCAGATAAATAAATTATTTGATAAAATATTTAAATTATTTTGAAAAAGGTGTTGCGTATGTTTGAATGATGATATAC